TCCGGAATTCCCCGCCCCCTCCGAAAAGGACCAGCCATGAGCGAGCGCGGGGAGATCGTTTTCCTAGACAGCAACGGCTTGGAGTTCTCGCTCCCGGTGAACGAGGATGGATCGTGCGGGCCGCTGCCGCGTACTGGGGTGGCACTGCGCTGGGAACCGCCGACCATCAAAGCCGGTTCGGTAAGGTTCCGCGACGCGCAATCGGCTGCGGTATTCGCTGATGCGCTCCACTCCATGGGGTACGACGTGGTCACCTTCACGAGGGTGGGCGAATGAGAATCGCCATCCTCGGCGGTCCCCGCACAGCGTGCTCAGATATGAGCCCACTTCTCTCGGCGGATGATTCTGCGAATCACCTTCTCGTCCACACCGAACATCTTCGCGAGCGCCTTGTAACCAAAGCCGCTGTGCCAACTCGGGTCATGCAACTTCCGGATCGCCCGAACCTGCTGCTCAGTCAGTTTCGCCCAGCAGTTCTCTTCGCCTCTGATAGGTCTCCAGCGCTCTCGCTCGGAAGCGTCGTCGGCATTGTCCTGACAAACGCCAAGCAGAAGGTGCGCCGGGCTGACGCAGCTGGGGTTGTCGCAGGAGTGGCGAACCATGAGCCCCTCGATACTCTCGAGCGAGACCCTGTTAGCCCAGCAGTAACTCAGTCGGTGCGCTCGGACCACTCCGGCACCGCGACCGCCGAGTCCGAATATTCCGTAGCCAAGCGTCGAGTGCCTGGCACCGATCCAAACCCAGCAATTGTCGGACTTTTCAACGAACTTCCAGAATCTAACCTCCGGCGGCTTGGGTTTAGGCGGCATAATCAAGTATTACCATGGGGGGCCTCGTAATGCGAGTGGCAATACTTGGGGCTCCGCGTTGTGGGAAAACCACGTACGCAACGAAGCTCGCCAAGCGAAACCGGCTGAAGGTGACGAGCACCGGAAAGCTCGGCCCGGAAAGCCCGGTACACACGGACAGCTTCATCCGGCACGGGTGGGACGAACTGCCGGATCACGTCATCCGCGAACTCGAGGACAAGGACAATTTTATCCTCGAGGGCTGCCAAGCGGCACGGGTGTTGCGCCGTTGGTACGCACAAGACCCGGCAGCCCCGCAGCTCGAGACCGTGATCATTTTCACGAAGCCGCACGTTCGGCGTACGCCCGCACAGGAGGCGATGGCCAAGGGCATCCGGACGGTAATCGACGGGCTGCTGCCGGAACTGCACAAGGCGAAGGTTCGGGTCGTGATGAACCCGCAGGAGTAACGATGGCCAGAGGACAGCAACAGGGAATGGCACCGGGCCAACAACTGGGCGTTGCGCAAGCGGCGGAAGCTGCCAACAAGCGAGCCGCGGAGGAGAACCATCGCGCCGACCCCCGCAACGTGCCCACCGGCCTCACCCCCGCATGGTTCACGGACCGTGAGCTTCTCGAGCTGCGCAAGGTCTGTCGCGACCATGAGGGCGAGTTGGCCGAGCGATTCCTGAAAGAAGCGCTCAGGCGCGCGGACCGGTCGATATGAATTACCCCATCCCCAACTGCTGTCCCCGCTGCGGCTCGAAGAACCCAGCCGAGGGCCTGAAGACACGGATCGATCCGCGCAGCACAGGCACAAGTCTCAGTCGCCATAACTGCCGCCACGCTTGGCACATGCCTACACCGGAGTCCGAAGCGGTGGCGCTCGTAGGGGCCATCGACGAGATGTTCGCGGCAGAGATGCCGTTGCCGGCGGACGTGCTCGCTTACGACCCGCTGCGTGTCAGCACGGCGAGGTATCCGGAATGACGCGCCACTTTCCGAACCACATTTTCGAGAAGCTCACGGAGCGCGACGCGCGGTGCACGTCCACATTTCCCGGGCGCGATTCGCCGAAGCTCGACCGGGTGTTTCACGAGTCTGGACACATCCGTTACTACCTGACGACAGGAGGACAACGGCTAGAAGAAGTGGCCTGCATCCATTGTGGGCGACGATTCAACAGCGAGACATCAGACCGAGTGATGCGGGATGGTGAAGTGGAATCACGCTTGGTTCATACCCAAGAGGCCGCCGGTTCGATCCCGGCTCCCGCTACCAATGTCGACGGGGGATGGCGAGAAATTGAAGGCGCCGACCCTGATGCTTTTTTTGGCCTAGTCACTGACAAAACCCTGACAGGTGCCGCGTGAGCCAGCAGCACAAAGACCCGCCTCCCGTCCCCGGCGTGCACCTGGTCAAGACGACGAGCGCGGAAGAGGACTCGATGGCGAGCGACGTCGTCGACATTCTGCAGGAGGGCCTGCGCGGCTCGACTGACACTGACACGGGCGGCGTGGAGGAAACCTACCTCACCACGCTCGAGAAGGACGAAGCGGCCCGGACCGAGCGCGAGTTCATGTCGGCGCTAGCGCGGCGCATCGGCGACCGGTGTCCGTGGGCGCACGGCAAGCGCGGGCTGAAGGTGGTCGAGCTTGGCACGCGCGACGGCTGGCGCTTCAGCGTATTCGACCGCGAGGGCCGACCGTTCGAGGTCGAGATCTCGTTCTCAAGCATTGCGCAAGTTGCGCAGCGGCAACGCAAGGCGTCGTTCTCGAACTTTCACAAGACGCTCGATCACATCGTCGACCAGCTGCAAGAGGAGCGCGTCAAACACTTCCGCCGGCTACAGGCGGCGAGCGCGGAGATTCATTGAAATCATCCGTCCTCGAAGCTCTTCTCACGAGCCGTGAAGCTTTCGGGCTAACGACGGCAACGCCGCTGCAGCGCGCTATTTGCCGCGTATCCGATGGCGTCCCGCTCGGTGCGCTCTGGGATGACCCGGGCGTGAAGGAAGGCTTCGGGGGCATCAAGCCGCCAGAGGAGTCGCCGCGCACGCTCGTGGTGCTCGCCGCGATTCGCTCTGCCAAAAGCATGATCGCAGCGGCCAAGGCGTTCGAGACGGCGCTGACGTGCGACGTGACGGGGCTCAAGCCCGGCGACTCGCTGCGCATTCCGATCCTCAGCGTCGACAAGAAAAGCGCGACGGCCGTCTTCAATCACCTCGTTGGTACCATCCAAGCGAAGCCGCACCTTCGCCAGCACCTGGCGAGCGAGCCGACAGCCGAGAGCGTGATGCTGCGTCACGAGACTGGGCGCACCGTCGAGGTGTGCGTCACCGCGATGAGCAAGTACGGCACGACGCTCGTCGGCGCGTGGCTGGCTACGTGCATTTTTGACGAAGCGCCGCGCATGGCTGGGCAGGAAGACGGCGTGCGCAACTTGGACGACGCGCTTCACGCCATCGAAGGCCGCATGCGTCCCGGTTCGCAAATCATGATCATCGGTTCACCAAACGTGCCTTTCGGGCCGGTGTTCGAGATGAACCAAAAGTTCTTCGCGCGGCCAGCGGAGGGCACAGTTGTTGTGCGCGGCACGGGTCCGCTGCTCAACCCCACATGGTGGACGCCTGAGCGCGTGGCGTGGATGCGAGCGCACCGGCCGCGCGTATACGCGACGGACGTGCTCGGCAACTTCGCCGACAGCGAAGACCAGCTGTTCTCGAGCGTGACGGTCGATGCGGCGACGCGAAAAGGCCCCGAGCAAATCAAGCCGCGCCCCGGTCACAGCTACGTTGCGGCAATCGACCCGGCCATGCGTGGCAACGCCTGGACCCTTATTGTGCTCGGCTGCGATGGGCAGGATGAGAAGGGCGAGCCCACTTACTACGTGGCGCTCTCCAAGCAGTGGCGCGGCAGTAAGGTTCAGCCGCTGCGACCAGACACGGTGCTGCGCGAGATTGCTCGGGACCTGAAACCTTACTGGCTCGAGGAAGTCTGGTCCGACGGCCACAACATCGACTCGCTACAGGTGATTGCTGAGCAGGAAGGGCTCACCATCACCGCGGCGTTCACAACGCAGGGCGACACGGTCACGCGCGTCGAGAACATTCGCGTGCTCATCGAGAGCGAGCGCCTTGAGCTTTCTCCGGACCGGACGTTGCGCGCCGACTTGCTGCGCGTTCGTCGCAAGGTCGGCCAGCAACGCACCGTGATGAGCATGCCGATCACTGCAGACGGGCGGCACTGTGACTATGTACCGGCGCTCGGACTGTGCACCGCATTCCCGCCGCCGCTCCCGATGGTCGCCGAGCGGCAGAAGGATTTAGGGCTCGAAGCAGCGCGCGCCGCAGTGGCCGCACGCAAGGACCAAGGCGCTCTGCTGGGCGCGTTCAGGAGAGGCTTGGATGGCTAGAATTGAGGAAATAAGCGAAGAGCAAATTCGCAAATGGCGCGCGCAGGGAATCAAGTCGATTGAGGTCGGACCCGAGTCATCCCAGCCGTGCACTCGCCCGAGCTTCAAGATTGAATTTTTCCCGCTCACGGCTTTCGATCATGCCGGCGCGGCCCTCTCCGCCGAACCCGACACGCTCCCTGAAGAACGCTCCGAGCGCGACACCGAAGCCCCGCCCGCCGTCAACGTGCCGCCAGCCATGGCTCGCGTGCTGCAGAAGGGCAGCGTCTCTTGAGCAACCAACGGCAGGATTCGAACCTGCGGCACCTTCCCACTCCGCGCACGAGTATCGGTTCGGTGTCTTGTGTCGCGTCAACCTTAGACCGGGCTCAGTCACATTGGCCGACCTCGCAAGAGGCCGTTTGCTCCCGAGACCATAGCACATGACCAAAGTCCAGTGGTGGAACGCGCACAACGGCTACTTTGAAAAGCAGCCGACGACGCCGGAACTTGACGCTCTGATCGGCGCTGAGAAAGACCCGCGTGACCCGTCCGCTGAAGTGGTCCGCATCACTCGTCAGCTCTGGGAAAGCCAGGGCCGCCATCGCCAGCAACGCCAGCGCGACTGCACCGAGATTTACTACGGCTGCGACTGGACCGGCGACGATGAGAGCGGCGTCGAACGAGATGGGCTGATGGCGTTCGCCGGAGTCGAGCCGAGCGCGACCGGATACAACGCGGTGCAGTCCATCACGGACACGAGCGTTTCGCGCCTCGTCCAGAACCGCATTCGCCCGCTCATTCTCACGGAAGGCGGCAACGCGGAGCAGCAGCAGCAAGCCATCAGCCTGCAGAAGGTCGTGGAGGGCACGTTCTGGGACGCCAAGATTTATGGCGAACTTGGCCAGCACGTCTGCTTCGATGGGCACATTTACGACGCGGGCGGCGTGAAGGTTTACCCGGACTACGCCGGTAAGCGCCTGATTCTCGACCGCATCGATCCATGTCGCTTCATGGTGAGCCAGCGCGAGTCGCGGCTCGGTGTGCCGCGCAGCGCCTACTACTACGACACGATGGATCGCGGTGAGCTGCTCGCGATGTTTCGCGATGCGGACGCCACCGTGCTCGAAGCCATCGCGAACGCGAAGTTCGCGCCGAGTGAGCTAACCCACTCAGAGGACGAGGACTTCGTCGACGACGTTGAGGTTTTCGAGGCCTGGCACTTGCCGAGCTCGAGCGTCGACCGTGACGACCCGAAGTCTTGGGGCATCAACGAGGACGGCGAATACGATCCGGAGATGAATCCGGGACATGACGGCCGCCGCGTGCTCTGCATCGACGGAACGGTGCTCATCGACGAGCCGTGGCCGTTCCCCTACTTCCCCGTCGCTTGGTTCAAGCCGATGCGGAAGCGCCGCAGCTACTGGTCCCGCTCGGTGCCCGAAGTGCTCGCGGGCGGGCAGCTACTGCTCAACACGATGAACGCACGCATCGACGAGGCGATGCACTTCCATGGCCGGACGATGCTCATCGTCTGGAAAAACGCGAAGCTCAACACGAGCAAGATCACGAACGGCACACACACCATCCTCGAAAGCAACGTCCCGCCGTCGCAGGCCGTCATGCATGTGTCGCCGCAGAGCATGCCAGGCGACTACCTGAACCGGCCCGACAAGCTCATCGCGTACATGGAGAAGCAGTGGGGCATCAACGAGATGGCCCTATCCGGAGCCAAGCCGGCCGGCATCGACCACGCGCCCGGCATGGAGCGCCTCAGCGACGAGCTTTCCGCGCGCCACACGACCAAGTCGCACGCCTGGGAAAACTTCCACCAGGATCTGACCCTGCTCGTCATCGACGGGCACCGGATGCTTGCCGACCACTGCAAGCGCAACGGCCAGGACTACTCGATCGTCTTCAGCGGCGACCGCGACCTCGAGGACATCAACTGGCGTAAGGCCGACCTCGGGAAAGCCGTCTACCGCGTGAAGGTGTGGCCAACCAACTTGCTGCCTCAGACGCCGGCAGCGAAGGCAAACACGCTCATCGACTGGATGCAGTCCGGGTTCATCACGGTCGAGCAGGCGTGGCAGATGATGGACCACCCCGACACCGAGGCCATCCTCGGGGACTACATCGCCAAGCGCGAGAACATCGAAAAGAAGATCGCGAAGCTGGTCGGCGGCGCCTCGTTCGAGGACTGCATGCCGCACCCGTACATGGATCTCGACCTCTGCCTCACCATCAGCTCGAGCAAGCTGAACAAGTTCGAGAGCAAGGGCTACGAGGACAGCGTGCTCGACAAGCTGCGCAAGTTCTACGAGACGGCGAAGAAGCTCCGCGACGATGAGCTTGCGAAGCAAAAGGCGCTCGCGATGCCGCCGGGACCGCCCGGACCCGCAATGCCCCCGCCGCCTCCTGGCGCCGACATGCCGCCACCCGGGCCGCCGATGCCCGGACCCCCACCCGCTATGCCGCCCATGGCGGCCTGAGAAGGACAGACCATGGCAGCCCCGCAAATCGCCGGCACCCCGGCACCCGCACCCAAAGCAACTCCGCCGGCAGCAGCCGAAGCAGAGCCCGTCACCGCCGCCACGCACGGACTAGACGCCATTCTCGACGACCTAAGCAGCGTCGCGGAAGAGGGTGAGCCGGCCGAAGCCCAGCCTGAAACCGAGAGCGAGGGAACGGAAGAGGTCGCGCTCGACCAAGAGACGGCCGAGAAAACGCAGAAGGCTGAAGCCCAACCGAACCTCGATGAGCTGCTCTTTTCCGAGGAAGCGCTCGGGACCAAAGAGGGCGTGAAAAAGGCTGCGGGGCGCCTCAAGGAGTTGCGACAGAAGCAGCACGAGGCGTACCTCGGTCTCAAGGGCTACGAGAAGAACGTCGTCGCGCGCGCCGAGAAGCTCAAGACAAAGGTCGCGGCTTTCCGGTCCGATAAGCAGACCCATCAGCTGCTCATCGACAACGTCCGCTCGAACCTGCAGGGGCTCCACTCGAACGACCCCGAGGTGATTCTGACCGCGCTCGGTAACCTCACCGGCACGGACGGGCTCAAAGCCTACGAGCTACTGACGTCGCGCATCATCAACCGCGGCGACGCGAAGGTAGACCCGCAAATCAAGGCGCTTCTCGAGCAGCAAAAGCGCGAAATCGACCAACTCAAGCAGGACCGACTCCAGGAGCGCGAGCAGGCGCAGCGCGCCCAACTCGAGAGCAGCATCCAAAGCCACGCTCAGAAAATTGGAGACATGGTGCGCACGTCAACCACCACCCCGAATTTGACGCGTGTCTTCAACGAGAACCCGGCCCGCTTGACGAACTTCATCATTCAGGCAATAACGGAGGACAACGGAGCTACGCCTGCACCCGTGCTTTTTGCACAAATGGAGGCGGAACTTCAGCAGCACCTAGGTGTTGCAGCCCCGCAAGGGACCAACGGTGGCACCGTCAAACAGCCACAACGGGCGCAGAGATCGCCAGGGCAGTCGATAGGTCCTCGAACGGCCGTCGCGTCTACATCACGCGAGCCGAGCGAGGCGGAAGCGCTCAAGGCGCTCTCCGAGGATACCGAACTCATGCGCTCGCTCGGCCTGCAGTAACAACCCTTCAGGGTGACTCGGCTAGCGAGAGGAGATCTCAATGGCCACCGCAACTCATAGCTCCCAAGTCGCGCTTTACAAGCGCATGTACCCCAAAGGGGTCGCCGACAGCATCTACAAGAAGTCGATTTTCCTGTCCGATTGCAAGAAGGACACGGAATTCGGCGGCGAAGGCGCGTACGTCAACATCACCACGAGCGGCACTGGCGGCGGCTCTGCCGACTTCGCGACCGCCCTGGCGAACCAGAACCCGTCCACGCAAAAGCGGTTCTTCGTCACGCACAAGACGGAGTACCAGGTCGCGTCCGTAACGGGCCGCGCGATTGCCACGTCGCTCAACGACAAGATGGCAATCCTTCGCGTGCTGAAGGTCGAAATGGACAAGGCGAACTACAAGTTCGGCCAAGCCCTCTCGGCCCGTGCGCACGGCAACGGCGGCGGCTCGCTCGGCCAAATCTCGGCGGCCTCAAACGTCGCAACGGCGACGATCACGCTGGCTACGATCACGGACATCAACCGTTTCGAAATCGGCGACTGGATCCAGACCAGCACCGACAACGGTACCGGCACCGCCCCGGCGGGTGTCGCGTCCGGAGCGAACGGCAACCAGGCGCAAATCCTGAGCCTGAACCGCCAGACGGGCACGATCACGCTGTCCGCCAACTGGAACACGTACGGCGCCGCGGCATCGAACTACATCTTCCGCGCCGGTGACTACTCCGTGGCCATGACGGGCCTCGGTGGTTGGAACCCGATCACGGCGCCCACTGCGGGCGACTCGTTCTTCGGTATGGATCGCAGCGTCGGCGACCTCACGCGCCAAGCCGGCGACCGCTACACGGCGAACGCGGGCGGCTCATACGAGGACACCGTCCTCAATGCTTGCACCCAGGTGTCGATTCTCGGGAGCCAGCTCCCCCGCACCTACGTGCACTCGATCGACTTCACGAACCTCGTGAAGGAAGTCGGCTCGAAGCGCGTGTACGAGGCCAAGTCTCGCCAGGGACAAATCGGCTTCAAGGGCGTGACCGTCACCACCGGCATGGGCGACACCGAGGTCGTTTCCGACATCTTCGCGCCGCGTGGCTACGGCCGCTCGGTGGACCCCGACGACATCACGCTGGCCACTGCTGGCGAGTGCCCGAACCCGCTCAATTGGGGCGGCGCGCAGTCGACGCAAGTGCTGCAGAACGCGGACGCCGTTCAGTTCCGCATCGGTGCTTACGGCGAGTTCAAATACGAAATGAACAACGTCCCCGTTGTCTTTCAGTTCTGAGGAGTCAGACCATGACCGTCGAAATTGTAGCCAAGAGACTGCAGGGCGTTTTCTGCAACGAGGAGACAGATCCCGTTGCCGATGCACAGGACCTGTTCACGGACATCGTCATCAATCTGCCGATGGTGCTCGATGCCGCCGCCGGCACTGATTACACCTACGCGAGCTTCAAGGCGCCGTGGCGTTTCCGGGTGATCGAAGCCGTGATTTGTCCCGGTGCGGCTTTGACCGCGGCAGATGCAACCGCCAACACCTACACGCTGGCCAAGGCGGATGGTGCGGGCGGCGCGGCAACTACGGTGGCCTCCGTGGTGACCGATGTGGCTGGCGGCAGCTGGGTCGCGGACACGTTCAAGTCGATGACCATGTCGGCCACCGACGCAAATCGGCTCGTTGCTGACGGGCAAATCGTGACGCTCAAGAAAACCCACTTGAGCACCGGCACCGTTACCCCTGCCAGCACCCTCAGCTTGCGGGTTCGGAAGTACTGAGCCATGGCGCAACGAACCTGGCTCGAGTCGCCGAAAACGCTGGACCGCAAGGTCTATGAGCTGAACGTCGTTTTCTACCCGCAGGGCACCAGCAACACGGCCTACACCGTTGCGGCTGGGACCATGGTGGGTGGCAAGGGCGTCGCTAGCGTCGTTCGGAACGGATCGGCCGGTGAGTGGCTCATCACGCTGCAGGACTCGTACAAGCGTCTCCTGAAGCGCGGCGGCTCGATTCAGATGGCAGCGGCCACTGACTTGAGCCTGCAGTTCGCCACCATCGCAAACGTGGGAACCACTTCGGCGCCCACCATCCTCGTGCGAGCGCTGGCGGGGGCAACCCCGACGGACATCGCCGCGAACGCCAACAACAGCATCAGCATTTCGCTGACCTTCTCGGACGCGGACAGCTGATGGCTGACACCGGCATTCTTGCGATGCTGGCGAAGCCTTCGAAAAAGGGCGCCCCTGGGAAACCGGCGGCGCCTGAATCGAAAGGCGGCAGCCCCGTAGCGGACTCGCTGCGGGACATGTTCGACGCGCTCAAAGAAGGGCGCGACGACGATGCCGAGACCGCGTTCCGTGCCGCCTATGAGCATTGCTCCGGCAGCTCGGAGCCGGACGCGGACGAGATGGGCGGCGAGAGCGACTACGACATGGACGATTGAGGTAAAGCCGTGGCATCTAGCGTAACGCTCGCACAACTGCGCACGGATGCCCGGCTTTACGCCGATCAGAGGCTGCCGACGTCGGGGCAGCCGTTCGTCACCGAAGTCGAGCTCACGCGCCTCATCAACGGCAAGGTGCGCGAGCTCTACGACATGCTCGTGAGCGCGCGCGGTGCGGACTACTACGCGACCGAGGCAACAATTGCGATTGTGGCCGGGACGTCGCGATACGACCTGCCTGCCGACTTTTACGAGCTGGCCTCGGTCACGCTCGAATGGGCGACGCAGGACCACGAGTTGATGTTTCCGGTCGGCTCGACGCGACTCCGGATCGCCTATGAGGCCAATTGGAACAGGTGGAGCCGGTACGACGTGAAGGCGTACAAGCTTCGTGCCTCACAGCTCGAATTCCTGCCAGTGCCTTCCGGCAGTGTGACGTGCCGCATTCAATACGTGCCGGCGTTCGCGGGACTGGTAAACGACGCGGACACGTTCGACGGCATCAACGGCTGGGAAAAGATGGTGGCGATCGGTGTCGCCATCGAGCTTCGCGAAATCGAGAAGCGCCCGAGCCCGACACTGGCCGAGATGTACGGCGAGCAGCTGCAGCGCATCGAGACGCTGAAGAACGAGCGCGACGCTGAGGCACCGCTTGAGATTGTTGACGAGCAGAGGCTACGCGAGCGGCAGGGCTGGCTCGGTCGAACCTTCGGCAATAGCTTCGGGAGGACCTTCGGTTGACTGTTCAAACCAAAGCCAACTTGGCGACGCGTGCCGCACAAGTCCGGAACGAGACCGCCGCGTTTGCCAACGACGAAAACCGTGTCGGTGGGTTGATCCAGGACATCGTTGACACGCTTTTCAATGGCCCGTCTGGCCTCATTCCTGCCAGCGCAGGCGCGGCCGCGGTGAATACCGCAGCGATTCAGGCAGCCATTGATACAGCACATACGGCCTACGTAGCCGGCTCCGGCGTGATGGAGGTGAAGCTACCGGAAGGCACTTTCACCCTGGGCCCGTCAACGCTCGCGGAGACCTATTGGAACGACGGCGTTGCCGTGCTCGCCAGTGATGGCTGCATTTCTATGCGTGACGGTGTGACGTTGCGCGGGTGCGGCGTCGGCAAAACGATACTCAAGTCATCCTCCTCATCGCTCGACGTGGTTCATATCGTTGACGGCAATAACCAGACGATCGAAGACATTGAAATCGACGGCGGGGACACGGCCGCAAGTCACGTGGGACACGGAATCATCCAAATCCTGTCAACGAACAACAACGCGACGATCGTCAAGAATCTGCGCATTCAGAATGTCTACGTCCATGACGTTGGCTCCTACGGTTGCGGCATTCAGAACGGCGAGACTGACAATATCTACCTGAACAATTTCCGCGCCTACAATACGGGCGCTGATGGCGTAGACATTAAGAACCGCGCCACGAGCCAGGACAGCAAGGGCATCTTCATTACCAACCTCTACGTCGAGCAGTACGGGCGCCGTCTTGACGACCAAACTGGGCTTGATGTTCGCGGCATCGCAACGATCAGCAATGTGTTTGCGATTGGAGTGGGCCGCACTGGCGTGCAACAAACCGGCATCCGCTTTCGCCCTCGCGCTGGGGCTTCTGGACAGGAGTGGGGGCGTCGCAGTTCACTCAGCGGATTTTACATTCGTGGCGCGAATGCGACCTACGACAACTATGGCGTCTACGTACTTTGCCCAGACGTGCATGTCAGCGGCGGGACGGTGGAGGACTGTGCCTATGGCGTAGGAATTGATGGCGAGACGCCAGGGCCCGATATTGCATATCGAACCACCATCACGGGCGTCACGGTCTACAACGCATTGACGGCAGGATTCCACACGAGCGCCGGGGCTGATTATGCCGCCTTCGTTGGTTGCACCAGCGTTACATGCACCACAAACGGGTTTCTATTCGACTCCAATGCTGCGAAGGCCGAGGGCTGCCATGACTATGGTTCGCCGGTCTCCTTTCGCAGCAATGGCAACAACTGCGTATTTATCGGATGCGGAGCCACCAGGGCTGCGGCGGACGCTGGCTCCATCGCCTTCCGAGCCGGCAGCGGCAGCACGCACACTAAATTCGTTGGATGCACGGCTGACACGTACGAGATCGGTTTCCGCGACGACGGCACCTTCTCGCAATTCGCGACCTGCTCATCCCCCAGCTGCACGTCGAAGTTTCAGGCCGCTGCGGGGTCGATTCAGAGCGAAAGACTAAACGGCAACGCCTTTACGAATGACTTCGTGGCGCTCGCATCATCTGCGGACAGCAAGGCGGGGCTCGAGGCACGTGGAACCAGCGCCGACGTAGACATCTACTTTGAACCCAAGGGCGCTGGTGTCCTCCGCTTCGGCACCAACACGGCGAAGGGCGCCGAAGCATTCACCAGTTACATCACCATCAAAGACTCGGGCGGCGTGTCGCGAAAGTTGATGGTGTGCTCGTGAGCCGAGCCCAAGTCGCCACGCCCAACCTTCCCAAGACGGGCGACACGCCCGCCGCGCAACGTCTGCTCACTCAGGTCGACGAGCTGACGCGCTCGCTTCTTCGGAGCGGGGTGTTTCTCACGCGGCAAACCATAGATGCGGTTCTGCGGACCACGGCTACCGATGCTCCTCCCGGGCTGGTTTGGGGTTCGCTGAACCGCATTGACCTTCCGAACGGCAGCGGCTCCATTCACCTGCCGCGCATCAAAAAAGAGACGATCGGCGTTCCGCTCTACGTCGCCAAGCTGAACGGAACGAACACGGCCACGCTCATCAGCTCCGGCTTTGGGGGCGACGGAACGACCAAGCCGCTCATCAACAACGCCGCTAGCTACGCCTTCTCAACCGCTGGGCTGCGCATCGCCATCAACGATGGGCAGAACTGGTTCATCAACGGGGTGTAGCTGTGGGACAGGAACAAAACGGCAAGCTAACAATCCCGGTAGTCCCGGGGATGCGTGGCGACTTGGAGCCACACACGGCTCCGCTCGGCACCATCACGCTTGCTCGCAACGTGCGCTTTGCGACGGGCGCCTCGGTGCAGTCGCGCCGCGGGCAAGCTGTTCTGTCGACCGGCTCATCAGCAGCCGTTTCGTACCAAGACGTTCTGGACACGACCAAGGGGCCCGACTTCCTGCATCCGATCGCAGACGGTTTCGTATTCGGAGCGAGTGGATACGGCTTCCGCTACAGCGCAACCAAGGGCACGTGCGTTGCCGGCTCGTACTCTGTTGCTCAACCGCGCGGCGTGCTCGAAACCATCGCACGTGAGGAACTGACACCGACCGACGCCGGACACCGCTTCCCATGGCCCCTCAGCTGCGCCGTGTCGAATGGGCTCATCGCGATCTGCCACGCGAGCGGCAATGGGCAGACGGTTACCGCGGCAGGCGCGCTCGCTGGTCTGCAGCGCGACCCGATCAACCTGGCCGCCACTGCCGGCGCCGTCGTGCGCGTCATGACCGAGAAGGGCGCCGTTCTCACCACTGGCTACTGGGACGACATGCAGACTGCGATGGTGGTGACTGACCCGGTCACGGGCAGCATCTACATCTTTTATCAGAACGGCACGGATGTTCGGATGAGAGCCATCGACTCCTCCGGACAGGTCGGAGCGTCTGGCAGCATCGGGACCCTTTCTGCCGCAACGAACTTCTATGCGGCCTGCTCCTGGCCCGGCATTGGAATCGCGCTCGTGTACCAGAGCGCAGTCAACTCGCTCACAGTGCGAAAGCTGGTCGCTGGTGCTTCGGTGGCATCGGCGCCGATTGCAATCACGGGCGGCGCTGGGGCCCCAGTCAGCTGCTACGCGGACGCGACTAACCTCTATGTGGGTTGGGCTCTCCGTGGCGGCGCCAGCTACGACGCACAAGCAGAGGCGTTCAACACGGCACTGGCAGACACCAGCGGAGGTGTCGTCACCTTCTATGCTCTCGGCGCTGCCACGCCTACGCTGGGTCCGCCCCTGTTTGGGTCAAGCGTGGCGGCTGGCTCAGCGCTCGCTCTTGTTGCCGCGTCTGGCAATACGCGCCCATTCAAGTTTGTGGCGATCGGCGGAGGCCTCACGACGGGCACGGACCAGTTGCAGACAGTTCCGCTATCGGCTCCGTTCGCCAACGGTCTTTGGTGGGCGCGAACGCTAACCACCTACCAAAGCGGCACCGCGAAGAACAGCCAGCGCAATGTGCTGATGGACTTCCAGGAGAGCCGCTCGGCGACGGCCCCAGCCGCGTCGCGACTGAAGTACGCCAAGGTCGCCTTGGTCTGCGACGCATGGGTCGACTCTCCGCTTCTGGCCGGCATCACGACGCCAGAAAACGTCTATTTCCAGCACATGCACACGCCCGCTCAGCTCTCTAGCGGCGAGTGGGTGATGGGCGTTCCGCGTGTGGTTCGGAAGGAGCGCCAGCGCGCCGCGCTCGGCGGCCTCGATTGCGGCTACCTAGTTCTGTGCGAATGGCTGAAGTTCGCCGTTGGGGTCGACCAACAGGTCCGCACCGTACGAGACGACGTGATTGTTTCCGGAAACCCGGCCGTGGTGAGCTACGCGAACGGGACCTATCAGTACACGAGCGCCGGCCTCAATTCCATGCCGCAGTCGTTCGGTCTCGACGTTGGTCTGGTCCAGGCCCCCGGCATTCGAGCCGGGACCTACGGAGCCGTTCCGGGCGACTTGGTGTCTGGCAGCACGTACCTGTACCGCGCCGTTATCGAGCTGATTGACTCGCGCGGGCGTCGGCACAAGTCCGCGCCGTCCAACTACTACTCGGTAACGATCGGGGTCGGTGACTCGGCGGCGAGCATCACGGTCGACTTCAACGCGCCAATGCTGCGGGTGTTTAACGACTACCCGAGTAACAGCCGCGTTGTGGTGCACATCTACCGAAGCACTGCGGGCGGCGCCAACTTCCAGCGCTGCACACCGGCCCAAGGTGCGCCTGTCGTCTATACGACCGGTTCAGCGGGTTGGGCTGATCAGCTTAGCGATGCCTACCTGTCCGAGCGCGAATTCCTCTACACGGACGGCGGCATCACAGGGAACGACCATCCGCCGAGTTGCTGTTTCGTTGCCGTGACGGAGGATCGCATCTGGCTTGCCGGGCTCTGGGACACGCACATCGCGCAGTCCAGCAAGGTCATTGTGCCCGGCGAGCCGATCCAGTTCAGCGACTCGGACGCTTTCAAGGTCGACATTCAGGACGGCAGCATCACCGGCATCGCGTCTCAGGATGGCGCGGTCATTTTCTTTACTGCCTCCTCGATTCACGTGCTGCAAGGGCTAGGGCCGACCGACCAGGGACAGGGTGCGTGGGACCAGCCGCGATGCATCACGCGCTCGACCGGCTGCGTCGACTGGCGCAGCATCGTCGAAACCTCGATCGGTGTTTTCTACCAGTCCGAGCGCGGAATCATGCTGCTGCCTCGGGGCGCCGGGGAGCCGCAGTTCATCGGCTGGCCCATGGAGGACTTGCTGGAGTCGTTCGGTTCGACCATCACGGGATCCGCGCTTTGCCAGACGAGCGACGGGAGCACCGTCCGTTTCTGCACAAGCGGCGGCACGCTCATCTTTGACCTCGAGGCAAACGCCTGGTCCTACGACACGCCGCCCGCATCCCCGGCGAGCATGGTGCACACCAAAGTTTGTGACACGGACTTCGGTCCCACCTACGCGCGCCAAACCATCGTCTCGAACTACGAAAGCTTCGATCAGGAACATACCGCGCTAACAGGCGACAACAACGGCAGCACCCCGATCGCTAGTTACCTCGAATGGGCCCCGGTGCACCCGACCGGGCTCGCCGGCTGGAACGAGTTTGCGGGCGCCATCACCACGTTCGGCAAGCTCGACGGGTCAGACTACCCAAACGGTAGCCTGACCGTATCGTGCAATGTGGACAACAGCACAGCGCAGGTTGCCACGAAATCGAGCATGAACGACATGTCCGATGTGGACTATCGGATGATTTCGCCTCAAAATCCGAGACAAGGCTGCTCTGTGACCCTATCCATCGCAACTTCCGCTGCCCCCTGGCGATTCATCGGCTGGACGCTTCGGCTCGACGACCTGAGCGGGACACGAAATCAGCCTACTGTTGAGGTGTACTGATGCCCACGACCAGACAGATGCAGGACCCGAACTATCACGACCCCAATGAGGGCGCGGGTTTTGCGGATATGTTCGCCGGCCAAGACGTCGATGGGCCCGGCGCCGGCCAGTGGGGCGCAAGCGGGACCGCCGCGTCGGCCACGAACCAAGCGCAGGTCGCCTCCGGAGCGCAGGCGCTCCAACGCGGACAGCAGCAGGGCGAGGCCGCCAATGCTCGAGGCCAATACAACTCTGGCCAGGCGCTCCAGGTCGCTCAGCAGGCGCAGAACCGAACGGCGCCGCAGGCCAACTGGAATCCATCGAACCAGACGCTTGCGGGAGGCCAGAGCGCTCTGGCGGGCGCACAGAACACGGTCAATGCGCTCAACAATTTCGCGGCGCATCAGGGGCAAGGTCCGAGCGCAGCGCAAGCGGCCGGGCAGCAACAGATAAATCAAGGTCTGGGCCAGCAACTCGCTATGGCGCGCTCTGGTCGTGGGTTCGGCAGCAATGCGGCGGCGATGGGACAGGCGCAGTCCGGCATGGCTCAAGTCACCGCAAACGCGCAGAACGCAGCAATGCAGCAGGCGAGCGCTGAGGACCAGGCGAACAAGCAACGTCAACTTGCTGCCCTGAATGCCTCACTCGGCGGCGGCCTTGGCGTGGCAAGCGGCGCGACGCAACTCGCGAACCAGCAAGGGCAACAGACGCAATTCGATGTCAACAGCGCGCTCCAAAATCGCGGCATGAACGATGCCTATTCGACAGCGAACAACCAAAACGCGCTCGGCTGGGCGCAGTATGGAACCGGCGCGCAACAGGGCTACGAGGGCATGGGCAACCAGTACAACATCGCCCATCAGCAGCTCGGTCAGAACGCATTCAATAGCCAAGCGGATTATGAGCTCGGGCAGCAACAGATGGAGCTGGAGGCGCAGAAGGCCAACCAAGCCACCGACACGGAGCGCGACGCAGCAAACACGAGCACGCTCGGCAGCGTGGTGAGCATGCTAGCGATGTCTGACGAGCGCACAAAGAAGCTCAAGCGGCAAGAGTCGGCGCTCTCTGATGCACTCGGCACGCTCGGCGAGGCGCCCGGCTACTCGTACAAGTACAAGAACCCCGACCAGCCAGGCGCTGCACACGGAACGCAGGTCAGCTCGATGGCCCAGGATCTGGAGCGCGGTCCGCTTGGTGAGCGCATCGTGATGAACACGCCTCAAGGCAAGATGGTCGACTACAGCGAGGTCGTGAAGATGACGCCAGGAGCGATCACGGAACTGAACCACAAGCTCAAAGCGCTCGAGTCGGCGCTCGGAAAGGCGGCGTGATGTACGGCAGCCCCTACAGCCAAATGATGCAACAGCAGCCGCAAGGCCCGATGGTGCAGGTCCAGCCGATGCGCGGCATTCAGCCGATGTCCCAAGATGCGCCTCCCCCGCCTAAGCAAAGCGGCGGCGGACTCATGGGCGGCATGATGAGCGGAGCGATGGGTGGCGGCATGGGCGGCGGCGGCGGAATGGCGATGCTCTCCGACGAGCGCAGCAAAGAGCAGATCCAAAAGCTCTCGACCCAAAACGCCGCGCTCACTCAGGCGCTCGGCAACAAGGTTGGCCCTGATGGGCTCACCGATGAGCGACGCAACTGGTACGCCGAGCAAGAGCGCAAGGCGCGCGGAACTAGAGCGCCGCAGATGAGTACGGATCTGGCGCGATGGGCGTCGATGAGTGGATTCGGCGATAGTCCTGCAGCAAACCGAGTAGCCGCGCAGAACGCGGCACTCGGCGGCGGCGCGCCTGCTCAGCATTCTCCGACTGGCATGCCCGCTCCCGCTCTGGCTGGGGCAGTCCCGGAACGAACGGCATTGAGCGAGCAGGGCGCTCTACCGCCGACCGAATATCCGCGGCTTCCGCAAAACACCCGCGTCGCGCCCATCAACGCGGGTGGCGGCGACTTGGCTCCGGCTGCGCCACAAAGGCAGCCGACCGTCTGGGACAGCATCCAGCGTTCAAACCCCAACCTCGAAGCGCTCGATGCGGCGTACCGCGACCTATCGCGAGGGGCTTGATGGCAGGCGAGCTCGTACCCCATACGCTGCCCGACGGCCGCACGCTTATGGTGCCGAGCTACTTGGCGAAGATGCAGCCCGCGATGCAGCCGAGCGCGCCCTTTGCTGGCGGATTCACGCCGAAGGTTGTCCCGGTCAACCCGGGCGCAGAGTGGACGTCAGTCGTTCCGGACGGCGCCGCGCCCCCTCCGCCCAGACCGCCCGAAGTGCGACTTCCTACGCGCGACGAGGCCCTAGCCGAGCAGCGCAAGGCGACGTTGCCGGCTTCCACTGTCGAGCCACCCAAGCTCGTGAACGTTTCGAAGGCATCCGCACCGACGCAAACCAAGGCGCCAGGTACTGACGCTGCGGGATCGATACCGGACGCCATCAAAGCGATCGGGGAGGAGGTCGCGAACCGTCGCAGTGGCCCTGGCAGGCCCGGGGGGCTTGCCGTGAGCACGGTCAAGCAAGAGAGGCAGCCCGGCATAGACCTGCTCCCGGAGCAGAAATGGCGCTACGGGCTTGAGCAACGGCCGGACCTGGGACAAGAGGTCGATCCGGACGCTGTCCAGCCGACCTGGGGTAACGCTGAGCCTGTCATGCGCGAGCGGAAAACCGCGCTCGAGCGCGGGGCCGAGCGGGGTGGTGAAAGAGCGCGGCAGCAGTTCGAAGCTCAGGAGCAGATGCGGAGCGAGGAGTCCGTTGCGCAAAAGGACGCATTGGTCCAGCAATCCCAATTACTCGACCAGCAACTCGGCACGATCGCCGATCGTCGCCTGCGCATTGCGAACCTCCAGGCTGTGGCCGATCAGCGCGCGCAGGAGGCGAATAGCCTGGAGCCGCGCACTCGCGAGCAGATTTGGCAAGACAAAGGCGCCCCGGCCATGGTGATGGCCACCATCGGCATGGCGTTCGGAGCCTACGGGGCGAGCCTTGGCCACCATGGAAACTGGGCCATGGACAACATCAACCAAATCCTGGACTCCGCCGTCAACGATGAGCGCGCCAAGTGGGAGCGGAGACAAAGAATTGGGGCTAACGCGCAAAATGACCTCGCGCGCGCGATGGCCATCTATGGCGATCTGGACGCGGCTGAACTCGACAGCAGGAATCGCAAGCTCGCCAACGTGCTGGCGATGACTCAGCGCCAGCTAAACGATAAGAGCCTGGACGCCTCCGCCAAGGCACGTGGCGAAGCTTTCTATCAGCAAGCCTATGACCAATATCTCGACGGTGTGCGGAAGATGCGCGACCTCGCGCATGGCGTCGTGACCAAGGAGGAGGTCAACCTTGCGAATCGACCGGCGACGGGCGGAGGAAGACCGCCGACCAGACTCGAAATGCTCGAAGCGATGGCAAAGGGCACGGAGGCCTGGGATAAGATTACGCACCGGCCGAAGTCGGGAGAGGCAGCGAAAGGTGCCGTCATTCTGCCCGACGGTTCGACCGCCTATGCATCGAGCGAGCAAGAGGCCGGCAAGGTCCAGAACATCATCCGCGCAAGCGATGAGGTGAAGCAGTATCTAGGGCGCCTCAAGCAACTCACGACGGACGCCTCGGATCGCGTTCTCACGTCGAATGAAAGAGCGGAGGCCGAGACCATCAAGAATGCGCTCGTTCCCAAGCTTCATGATGCAATGGGCGTGTCGACGTTCCGCAAGGATGTTGCCGAGCTGATGGAGAAGATGATCGGCGACCCCGATCATTTCTTCCGCAATCCCAACTCCACCGCGCGATTGAATGAGCTAAACCGCGAGATGGACCAAAACACCCAGAGCCAACTGAAATATCTGCGGCGCGAACCAGTGGCGAGTGGAAGCACGGAGACCGCGGCTGCCCCGGCTGCGCCTGGGTTCAAGGAAGAGGGCGCCGACTGATGGCAACCCCTGCTCTATCCCAGCCTCAGGCGTTCAACGCTGAGGGCAAACCAATCGCGCCGGCAGACTACGCGAAAGCGGCTGCCGCGGGAGAGCTGCATTTCGAAAAGGGCGCGCGCGTTTTCGTGCGCAATTCCTCGGGCCAGCTTGGCAGCGTACCGGCGGAAGAAGCAGGCACTGAGGGGCTCCAAATTCTCAGCCCCGACCAAGTCGAGGCAATCAACCAGCACCGGCTCTACGGACACGGCTTTGGCAACATGGCACAGGCTGCGGCTGAGGGTGTCGCGCGACCGCTCGGCGGTGATGCGGCGCTGACATTTTTCGGAGCCGACCCGAAGGCGCTCAAGGGCCGGAAGGAAGAGAACCCCGTCGCTGCAACCGGCGGAGAGGTGGCCGGCATGCTAGCCCCGATGCTCATCCCCGGGGGCGGACCAGTGGGAGCGTTCGGCAGGCTTGCCGAGGGCGGAGCGGAAGCCCTTGGGGCAGAGGGCGCCGGAATGCTCGCCACGGGTGCGCGCATGGCGGCTCGCGGGGCCGCTGAGAGCGCCCTATACGGGGCAGGGAGCGCGGCAAGCCAGGCAGCCATCGATGACACGCCCCTGACCGCGGAACGCCTCCTAGCGGGCGCCTGGGACGGCGCAAAGGTCGGCGGCGCGTTCGGTGGCGCCGCAGGGTTCCTGGGTGCAGGCGTCGGCAAGGTCGGCCGCAAGCTGCTCGGTAAGATTACGGAAGGGCTGCCAGCCGAGACTACCGAGGGAGTCGCGGCGACGCCCGCCGCCGAGCGTCCTGTGCCGGTCGAGGCTTCTCCGCCGGAGCCCATCGCGGAGCCGCCGGTAGAGCCGCCCGCTGCGCCATCCGCAGAAGCTCAGCCCGCTGGCCCCACGTCGGAGGGTCCGGGCTGGACCTCGCAAACAAGCCCCAATGACTTCCACTATGGCGGCCCCGAGACCTTCGAACCAGCTGCGACCGCGGAACCGCCGCCGCTCGCGGCCGACGGGCAGCCATTCTACGGGCCTCCGCCGGAGCCCCCGCCTCCCGCACCTGCACCGTCGCCACCTGTAACGCCCACGCAGACTGCAGCCGCTGCATTCAAGACGCGCATTGCCGACTACCTCAGTGATGCCGGGCCCAATATGCTGATGGGCATCCTCACGGGCCATCCACTCGGGGCCGTCGTTGGTGGAGCCGGCATCAAGTTCGCGAAGCAGCTCATCATGGAGCGCGGCGCAGACGTCATGGCGACACTAGCGGACCGGCTCTCAACGGTATCCGGTCGCATCGACCTTGCCGCCAAGGTCGCCGCCCTCGCCGAGAAGCCGAAAGCGCTCATCGCTCCGACCGCGGTGAATGTGCCTAAGATGTTCGAGCACTACTCCGGGCTCGTGTCCGAAGCGCAAAACGAGCCGCTCAAGTTCGCTCAGCGTATCGGCAACTCTACCGCTGACATTGCAGATCGAATCCCCGATGTGGCCGCCAAGATGCAGCAGACCATTTTGGCAGACATGGCGTACCTGAATAGCATTCACCCTGCCCCACCGTCGCGCTCGGGTGTGACGCTCACGCCGCTCGCAGCGCAGGAGCCCGTCTACTCGTTCAACCAAAAACAAGCCTTCACCGAAGCCGCAATGGCGCTCGATAACCCGCTCGGTGTGTTCAACATGATCGCGCGCGGTGACCTGCCACTCGACGGCATCAACGCGATCAAGGTGCGTCGCCCCGGTCTCTTTCAGGAGATGCGTGAGGGCGTCATGAAGCACACGATGACGCGCAAGGAAGAGTTGCCTTTCAAGCGCCGCATGCTGCTCGGTGTCGCGTTCGATTACCCGGCGGACTGGTCGATGCTCAACGTCGCGTCGATTCAGACCAGCCTGGCCAGCGTTTCGAAGAGTCCAAACAATCCGCACGGCGCGCCCACCAAAGTCAACGACCAGCCCGGCGAGCAAATCGCGCCCGGAGCTTTCTGAGAAGGAACCATGAACAGCAAAGCCGCAAACCTCACTTTCCCATTCCGGTCGGGAAGCTCCGGCGCCACCCCGGTACGCTATTACGACTGCAACTCAACGAGTCAGGCAACGGCGCTGCCGACGGCTTGGTACGGCAAGTTCGTGATCATCACGAACGATTCCGCGAACGCGGCGCAGTTTTATCTTTCTGACAGCGCATCATCGGCGTGCGACGAGACGGCGACCGCCAGCGCTGACGGCTCAAGTTCGAACGCCGCGCAACTTGGCGGCTATCTCGCGGGCGGCGCGAGTAAACAGGGACGCTTGCCGTACCCGACTCGCGACGTGGCCGTATCGTCCGGCGGTGGGGGCGCTCCGGGTGGCGAAGGGCTGCCTAAGACCATCTACCTCGTTCGCGCCTCAGTCGCTGCCGCAACGCTGCGAGTGGAGCTGGCGGAGCAGTGATTTTCGCAGGCCCAATTACTGACAAATACCTGCCATGATTTCCAGACGCCCCGGAGCTCGATTCAATCGCGGACGCATTGCGGAGGTGGGCAGCTCACTGTCAGTGCCAGCGCTCATCTCCCCACGAACTGGGGATACGTTCTACAACGGCTCGACCGTCTATCTTGCGGCGACCGCTGGGGCGACTGCGACAGGCGTCGAGTTCTACACCGGCAACACCAAGATTGGAGACGCGACCAAGAACGGAAACGTCTGGTACTACATCTGGACGGGCGTCGCTGCCGCTGCGCATACACTCAAAGCGCGAGCGACCTACCCGAGCGGCACGCAGGATTCGGCCACGGTCTCGGCGACGATGAACGCTGCCACCGGCTTCT